GATGTTCAAACCAATGATGTACAATTCAAGATTAACAATGACATGAAACCTTACTATGCCAGGAAGTATGCAAAGCATCACCCAGACAAAAAAGATTTCTTTTCATTCAGAAAAAGTAAACATGATGAATAATGCAGACGAGAAAATGAAAGACGATTTTTATGATTGGTTAAATGAATGCCCTGTAAATTGGGTTCGTTTAAAGGTCAATGATGAAACGATACACTATGCTTTTGAAACACCAGACGAGGAGGGAAACGATGAGTAAAGAAGATATATTAGTTAGAGTCTATAAAGATGTTTATGTAGAAGATGATGACGACTACATACAAAATGCCATTGAAGATGCCACAAATGATTTAGGTGGTTTTGGTGCAAAGATAATAGACGAGTATTGTAATGAATTATAATTCATATCTAAAATTATTAATTAAGCAAAGAAAATCTAACGGCATCAGCAGTCGTGCATTAGCTGATGTCATTGGTGTATCTGAAACGCTAGTAGATAAATGGGAAAGTCAAAAAGTAATACCGAATATAATTAATTTTTTAAATTGGTGCGAGGCATTGGCCATTGAGATCAATGTATCACAAGCAAAAAAACTTACCAGAGATTGGCAACCAAACGAAAAAACATGGGAGTATATTTATGAAACATATCAAAGAGAATTTATCGAAGATGATACAGAAAAATTCTATGAACATTACATCTCCAACGGACAAACCAGAGAAGACTGGAACGAATGTTTTAGAAAATGGCATAGGACAGCGAAAGAATTTAGAGGTCAGCGAGCAGGAAACAATCGATATATGGATAAAACTAACACCGAATTTGTTGAAATGCGAAGAAATAAAATTCGTGCATTATCTGATTTTTGCTATAACAAGAAAGGCCTGGAGAATAAATCATGAAGAAGAACAATCATTGCATAGGTACTCCTTATTTATTGAAGAGCAAATGCAACCATGTCGACTACAACATATCCAACAATGCTTGGAAAGTATTGGTTCTACTTTTAGTTGTGATGTACCTAACTTACAAGGTTTAGAAATGTATCGTTTAATATTAGCTGAATACCCTCATAAATTATTAAAGGAATGCACAATTAATATTTGCAAAACTTACAAATACCCTCGCCTTCCATTACCTGTTGAATTTTTAGACTACATGGATCCAATCCTGAAACAAATGAAAGCAAAGCAAAGACAAGTTAATGAAGCATTACACATGGCAAATGTGTTGAATTAATAGAACAAAGAGGTATAATAGAACAATGAAACAAGGGATAAAATTTTTAGATTACGACAGAAATCAAGGTATTGGAGGAAGTGATGCTCATGATATTATCAATCTTAATTGGCAATCTTTATGGAGGAAGAAACTAGGGCTAGACAATCAAGATGATTTATCATGGGTGTTGCCTGTACAAATTGGTGTTGTAACAGAAGAGTTTAATAAAAAATATTTAGGGCATATCTTATCAAAAGAAACAGGCATACCTGTTGAAGTATCTGATTATCCAGAAAGCTATCAAATCAAAGATGATATTTTTTTTGCACACTATGACGGCTACATTGAAAAGCAGAAAGCATTGATTGAATGCAAACACACTAACCATTTCAATAAAATAGATAAAGTATGGGAGAGATACTTCCCTCAAATACAACACTATCTATATGTTAGTGGCCTCAACAAATGTTATCTATCTGTAATTTTTGGCAACATGAGATATGAATATACATTGGTTACTCGCAATCATGAGTACCTGAAAGAATATGTTCGCAGAGCAAAGATGTTCTGGGAGTATGTAAAAACTAAAAAACAACCACCAGAGGAGGTGAAACTATGAATACAAAATTACCTGAAAAGGCAGTAGAGTATTTTAAAAAACATAAAATTAAAAGTGAAGATGCCTGTTGGCAACTAACCAAAGGAGCAAAAAAAGTCTGGTTAATCAAACATGATTACCTTGAATTAATTGCTGTTGAAGAAGGTATCAGTATTACTGAATACACAATGCAATGGGGTGAACTAGGATCACAAGCCTATGCAAATGGAGATGTTGCTATTACAGTTAAAGCAGAAAATAAAAATGGTGTATCTGTTATTACAACTGGAGAAGCAAATAAAAAAAATTGTTTCATGCCGTACCCTATTGCTATGGCCGAAAAGAGAGCCGTTGATAGAGCATATCTAAAACTACTCAATATCAAAGGTATTTATTCAGCAGAAGATGAAGCATATTTTAAGAAAGACGGTTTCACTAAAGACGGAGCAAAGATATCAGCTGTTCCAGAACAATATGATTTCAAAAAAGATAAGGAGGTATAATGAATAAAACAATGTTAATAGGTAATGTAGGGCAACCACCTGAAATAAAAGAAAGTAATGGCAGAAAGTTTTGTAAGTTTTCTGTAGCAACCAATGAAAAATTTAAAGGAGATGTAGTTACTACATGGCATGATGTTGTATGTTGGAATGAAAAATTAACAGAAGTCATTGAAAAATATGTAGACAAAGGCACACAACTTTATGTAGAGGGTAAAATTGAAAAAAGGGAATATGAGGGTAAGACATATATTAATATTAAATTAGATTATGACGGCAAGATTGAATTACTTGGTTCTAAACCTAAGCCTAAAGAAAGTCCAACCAGTCAAGAATTTGATGATGACATTCCTTGGAGCTAATATGAAACAATCAAAAGAAGTATATTATTTTATTAAAGATTATATTCGCAACTGGAAAACATCTCCAACTTTTGCAGAGATAAGTTTATATTGTGATATTAAATCTAAAAGCCATGTATCTAAAATTATAGATTTTCTTATTGAAAAAAAATTAATTGAAAAGTCTAATAAAAGTATGCGACAGTTAACTATTACAGGCAAACGATATAGGTTAGATGAATGCATTGGAAAGGTGGCAAAGAAGCAAAAGAAAAAGCTAGGAATGACTGGTTAAAAAAAAATGAGAAGAAAGAAAAAACTCCTCAAGATTTTTTAAATGAAAAAGAAAAGAGCAGAGCATGTCATGATTGCGATTTACCTTTATTATTTAAAATGGATAAAAAATGGTATTGCTCTGAATGTCAAGATGTTTTACAATATTTAAAGTCTATTAAATAGTTACCCCAACTATTATTATTTATCATAGACTCCTTTAGTGTTGTTTAAGTAAGTTTCCCCTGTTTCGGCAGGGGTTTTTTTTGATATTTACGACAAGGCATCTAATAGCCCCATATAAAAGAGTTATTTATTTTTGATATAGTGTGTAGGCAAGGTGCATATAAATGCGTATATGGGCAAATTAGAGGGCAAAAATTCTAGTGTCTGGTCTCAGTTTGACCAGCAAATTCAAAATGCGTAATTTCTGTTACACATGATTTCAAAATTAGATTAAATCCTCCAACTCCTCCATCACTTGTCAGACTATCTACAACTTTATAGCAGTCTTTATCTTCTTCAACTAAAAATCCAATCGTCTGAACTTCTATTGGTTCATAAGAATCTATTGTATGTTTTTCTAACCATGATGAATCAGCGACATGATCTAACCATTTTACAATTACCATATCTTTATACTCCAGGTATTTAGTTTGTGGTTTCTTCTTACTCATATCAATCTAACAACTCCTGCACCATAGTCAATAATTCTTTTTGTGTACCAAATTTTTCTGTAAATTTTTTTGGACTGTAATGATAGGCTTCATTCGATGTTCTATGATGTGCATGGCACAATGGTATTACTTCGTAATGAGAAGATTTTTTTCCCAAAGAAAAATTATTTTTGATGTGATGTATTTCAGCAGGAGTGTCATAAATACCCATTTGTCTACAGGCAATACAACCTAATTCAGCAACTTTACTTAAATGTTTTTTTTCATCTTTGTTCATTTCTCAAGAACCTTAGATAGTCTGCACCCTCTTCTACCTCCCAAAATATTTTTATAAAATCAGGGTGAGTATCAGGTAGCTTTGTATTAAATACAACTACAGCACAAGGCGACATCATTTTGTTTGGTAAGTTTAATTGTTTGGCATAGTCATCATATTTTTTATACGAACCCACTTGTAAACAATGCATAATAATATTTGAGTTTGCATCTTTGACTGGCATGTAACCAGATATATGTCTATGTCCAGCTACCAATAAATGATCTCTAGTATTAAAGATTGCGTGGCGAACAATACCATGAGCAGTATTATAAATAGAATGTCCTCTGAATTCATGGCTACAGTTTACTCTAATATTATGATTCGGTAGCTTTAATCTTATTCTCAAATTATGTGGTGCGTAGGTCGTTTTGAGTGGACGCATAATCCACTTGACAGGATCACCTACGCCAGACCACATGTCATGATTACCTGCAATTATCCAAAGTAAATCTTTAGGATATTTAATTAACCACTCTGTTAATGCCCATGCTTCTTCTGCTGTTGTTGATTGTTTAGCCCACAATCCTTCTAGCTTGGTTCTTCTCGCCCAATTATTTTGTAAGTCTCCAACATTAGCAGTATACATTCCAGGCGTTGCATTAGCAATATCCATATGCTTAATTAATGAAGGCATATCTGTGCCGTCATCATCTACATGAGGATCACCTTGTATATAAATGCCAATCGGCTTTCGATCTTTAATTTTAATATCTAAAAATTCTTCGTCAGTTTCTCGCCTTTCTCTACGTTCAAAAACTTTTAGACGATGATTAATTAAATCATCAACATCGTCCCAATCACTTTCAGAAAAAGGATTTTGTACTTCAAAATTATTACTAACTGTTGGATTAACTGTTTTCTTTCCACATGCTTTACACTTCCAGCGTTGAGGTGCTGAATATCCACCGTCTGTTCCATTCCTTATAAGATGAGTGCTACCACATGAAGGGCAGGTAAGAACATTACCTTTTTCGTCTTTTTGAATTTTCCCTATTTTAGAAAAATTACCACCATTATTTTTCATTATTATTCTACAAGTTCAAAATGAACAGCATCAATAAATTTATTTTCTTCATTTAAAGTAAAATCATTTACCTTCCAGGATCCTCCCCAACGAAGATTTACCTTGAGTTCATCACATGCTAATGCAAATGCATTTGCCACTATTTGATAATATTCTAATTTCCAGGTAACCTCGCCATCTACGAAACATGCGATGTCTATTGCATGTCCTGTTAGATGTTTGCTTTTCATTGTTTTACTTGCACCTTCCTCAACAAGTTGTTTTTGTTTTCCTTCTGATCGTATTCCTTCTGTAATTCCAAAATCAACAGGGGATAAAGAAAGTGCTTTACGAGCAACTCTTGATAAATCCCTGTGTACTGTTGCTAACCTTTCTTCTGATTTTTTTCCAAATTGAAAGTTCATAACAATATAATTATTAATAGAATTAATATCCCTACTCCTGCATAAAGGGGAATATCAGGATGTTCTTCTTTTAATTCTTCATATTTTTTAAAAAGTTTTTTCATAATAAATACCTCACTTCGTGAATTTGCCAATACTTTTAAGGCCAAAACTGGCTCCTATGGAAGCTAGTATTGACCATTGTAACCATTCAGGAAAGGTTGCTAAAAACTGAATACCTTTAGCTACATGTGGTTGTAAGTCTGGTATGAAGGCCGCAATTATTAAAATTATAAAACATGCAGTCCAGGCTTCATCTTTCAGGCTGTCTTTAGTAGCATCAGCCATTGTGTTTTCCCATTCAACTTTACCTTCAGCAATCTTTTTTTTGACTGCTGTTTTTGCTTCAATCTCTGCTATCTTTAAATCAGACTTAGCTTTTTGTTTTTTAGCACTATGTTCAAAGTAGCCACCGACTGCTTTTGATAAGCCATTAACAATAAGTCCTATCATTTAACCTCCAGATTTAACAAGCCAAATATAACTGCAATGATTGAGCCTACCCATACCAAGGCTTTTACAGCACCTTTGCCCATATTAATATCGGCTTTCAGTTTTGATATTTCTTGTGCATTCTTTTCTACATCAGCATGAATATGATCTAATTTTTCTTCTAGTCTTTTCAGACATTCTGTTTCTTGATTAGTCATTTTATTTCCTCATTAAACTACGACTTCTTTTGTCTGCATATTTACTTGCTTCTTCATATGATTTAAAACCAGATTTAATTGGTTTAATTTTGCCTTCATCTAACATTCTAATTAATTCAGATACATTTCTTTTTTGTCCATCTATTATAGTAGGCACAAGAATAATGTTGCCTTTATATTTAAATGATTCAGTTAGTTCAGAAACAATCCGACCATCTTTAGTTTTATATAATGGTTTACCAACAGCACTTTTGCCTTTTAATAAAGTTCCAACAGCTTTTTTTATATCTCTTGGCATTTTATTTTGCTAGTGGATTATCATTTAAGATATCATAAAGTTTTTTAAATTCTTTTTCAGCCCACATAGATACATTGTGTTCGACATTTTCGATATCAGTTTGTAGGCTTTCTAAATTTAGTTGTAGATTTTTATTCTCAGTTTCTAAAGTAGCTATACGTTCTTGAAGTGCAGAGGTATCAGTTTCTTTAACGTTACTGACTGCTCCCTCGGTAACTTGTAGTCTTGTATTTATGTCGCTCACCCACCATACGATCCCACCTGCTGCTGGAATCACCGATAATATAATCGATAGTAATATTGCTGGTGAGAGAACTAATGTCTTGCTCATATATCATCTCCTGTGTCAATGACACTTTTTCTTGAATTTTAATAGTTTCTGGTATTATTTGCAAATAGACTATACTTGCAATACTTATTTGTTTATCCCCTGTATCTTTCTTAACATTTTGAGAAGGTTTAGGTACTGGTTTTGAATCCACAGTTTTGTTTGTTCTTTTAGGTTTTGTTGTTGGGGTAGATTCTTCTGGCTCACTTTCTTCACTACTCGCTTCTTGTATGGTTTCTTCTTCGCTTTCGGTTTCTTCTGCGACTTCTTCACTAACGACTTCATTTTGTTCTGTTGTTTCTGTCTCAACTTCTCCTCCTCCTTCGGTGATAGATTCTTCAATTTCAATTTGCACCTCCTCTATGGGCATGTCTATTTCTGGTAATTCTACACTAACTAATTGTGTTTTAGGTAACTCAACTGGCATATCTAATATAACATCAGTAATTAATTCTGTTTCTAAATTCAATCCTTCTATGACTGTATTCTCTATAACTTCTGGTTCAACAACTAAAGGCTCTACCACCATAGGCTCAATAATAACTACAGGTGTTTCTGATATGGTTAAATTAAGATTAATATTATCTACAATAGGAGCAAACCAGCCACTCCAATTACCTGTATCAATCCCTGTAATACTAAAATCTATCGTAGTATTGTCTGTAGTCCAATCAGATAAAGTTTCAGTTGATAAGCTGTAGTCTTGAGTGCCATCATTGTAATCTAAGGTTTGCTCTAAGACATAAGTTTCTGTTGTGTCTCCATAGCTTAATTCTATCGTTGCTTGTACCTTGTCATAGTCCGTACCTTGTGTACACCAGGTGCTACTATTGGCTTCATTGTTACAGCCTAATGCTGTAAATGATACATTGATATTATCAATATCATAACCAGGATCAAGGTTACTAATAGTTTGTGATATGGTTTTGCCTAGATTACTAGACCAACGAACTGATTTACATAGACCAGAAGCATCACTACCACCTGCATAACAATTTGCATCATGCTTTATTTTAGTAGCATCTTCTACTGTCCAATCATTAAGTTGATTGCTAAAGTTTCCGTTACTTAATAGGTTGTCCGTATTCTCGGCTAGTGCTGAATACATCAGCATCAGCCCAACTACGGTTGAGAGTACCATCTTCATTAATTCTTCCTATTCGTTTATATTCTGCCATTGCCTCTTTGCCTATCAATCCTCTGATAGGGCATAAACTTCCAGAATTGTACATAGCGATCCACACTCTTGAGTCCTCACAGAGAATGCTAGTAGCTGCCACAGAAAGCGAAAGTGCTTTAAGCTGTCTACTTAATTTTATTCGCTCACATGTCTTATCAACGATATGCGTACCAAAGCTACCAGAAAAAATACCTGTACCGATTGCACCAGTACGAGTTACTACACAGACATCAGAGCCACTACCAATAGATAGTGAAGGTGAGATTGCAGAGGGAGGAGGTTGATCTTTATATCTTATAGTGGTTTCAGCACCATATACTATAGGTGCAAGAAGTATGCCAACTAAAAATATTAATATCCAATAT